AGCCACCGTCACGCTCTGCCCCGTGCTCATCGCCGTGTTCAGGCTGGTGCCGCTTGATGCGCGGAAGTTCACCGTCCAGTTGGCCGAGGCGTTGCTGGTGTAGTACAGCACCGACTGCGTGGTGATGTCGTAGTTGATCGTGCCCGTGGCCGCTGTGGCGCTGATGGTGGCAACTTCGGCTGCGTCTGTCAGAACCGCCGCTAGTTTGGCCGACGTGCCGCTGAATGTCTGCGTGCCGGTCCAAGTGTTGTCCGCGCTCAAGGAAACGCCTGCCGCTGGCGTAGTGGACTGCCAAGTCGTGCCGTTGCTGGTCAGCACGTTGCCGTTGGCGCCTGGTGCCACCGCCTGAAAGGCCGAAGTACCGTTGCCGAGCAGGACGTTGTTGGCCGTAAACGTAGCGGCCCCGGTGCCACCTGAAGCCACGCCCAACGGCGAAGCGATCGTCAGCGACGACGGGTTGGTGCCCAGCTCGACCACCGTGCCGCCGGAGTTTTTGGTGAACAACCGCCGGTCGGCCGTGTTCACGGCGAGCTCCGAGCCGTTGGCGCTGTTGGTCAGGTTGCCCGCCGAGGGCACGCTGGCGGCAGTGTTGCTCGCGTAGGTTAGGATAGGGGTGAAGCCGCTCTGCGCCATGGTGTGTTACCTCAAATTTTCCAGCTTGTACAGCGTGCTCATGTGCAACGCAGCGAGCTCGTCCAGGATGTTCTCCAGCGCGGGCACGCCACGCGCCACCTCGCTACGGTGCTCGGTGAGCCACACCAACTCGGTGCGGATCTGCGCCACGATGTCGTCGGTGTCTGCAGCCAACTTGCCCACCAACCCGAACGTGCCTTGGTGTGCCTCGACGTACCGGTCGAGCCCGTCAATCAGCCCGTCGTAGAACTCGCCCAGAGCCGTGTGCCGGGCGTACGAGCCGGCGCCGGTCGCCTTCCAATGTGCCGCGTGCGCCGCGCCACGGAGCGCGAATGCGCGGTCGATCAGTTTCTCAACAGCCGCCATCTCAGAACACCCCTCCGCCAATGTAGCTGTTTTTCCACAGGTCGGTGGCCGCTTCGTAAGTCAGCACCTGCCCCGTGGCCGGCGACGTGATCAACACGTCATGAATCTCGTCCAGCTCGTAGCCGTTCTGCGGCTTGACATAGATCTGGCCGTTGCCGGCGTTGGCGCGCTCGACCACGCCGATGTACACGAGGTGGTTGGGGGCGACGGGCTTGGTGGCGGTGAGCGAGCCGGCCGTGGCCCCGAGGTACAGCGTGGTGCCTTCAGCAAACGCCGCGGTGTTCACCTTGTCCAGCACGCCCTGCGTCATCACGAACCCAATAGCACTCGGGGCAATGCTCTGCGCGGCCAGGCCCAGCGTCTTGGCGGAGGTGGCGTCGCCGACGTTGCTGGCGAGCTTGACGCTAGCGCGGTTACCGGTGGCCTCAAACAAGTACACCGCCTGGCCCCGCGTGATCGTCACCGAATCCGCGTTCACCACCTGCGCGTACATCTGCTGGCCGATGTTCACCTCTTGGGTGCCGTCAATGATGCCAAACGCCGCGGTGGCAGTGTCGACGTTCCAGCGCAGCTTCGCAATCGCAATACTAGCAGCGGCTGCCGTGTCTAGTTGGACAAAGTCGGGGGAACTGATGCCCCCAGTCACGCCGGTGAGGCTGGTGATGTCGCCGTTGGCGCCCAGCACCGCTGCGGACAAGTTGGCGCGCGCACCGGGCGCGTCCACGGCGCCGGTGCCGCCGTTGGCTATTGGGAGTGTGCCCGTCACTCCTGTGGTCAGCGGCAAACCCGTACCGTTGGTCAGCGTACCAGACGAAGGCGTACCCAAAGCCCCGCCATTCACCACGGGAGCGCCTGCAGAGCCTACGTTGACCGCCAGGGCTGTCGCAACACCCGTACCCAGCCCAGAGACTCCTGTGCCGATTGGCAAGCCTGTACCGTTGGTCAGCGTGACCGAGGTGGGCGTGCCGAGGATCGGAGTGACCAGCGTCGGGCTGGTGGACAACACGGTGCTACCGGTACCCGTGCTGGTTGTAACGCCCGTGCCGCCGTTGGCCACGTTCAGTGTGCCGCCCAGCGTGAGCACGCCGGTGGAGGTGATCGGCCCGCCGCTGAACGTCAAGCCCGTTGTGCCGCCGCTCGCGTCCACCGAGCTCACCGGCCCCAGCGCCTGCATGAGCGCCTGCGCGCTGACGCGGTACGAGACGCCGTCCTGCACGAACAGCAGCAACCCCTGCGGAGAATAGGTCTGCGGCAGCGGCAGCTCGGTGACGCGGGTAGGGATCAGATTGCTGGGCACTTGCGCCATGGCTCTTCCTCAGTCCACCAAGTAGATGAACCGCTGGCCGTCTTCTGAGATGACGAACTGCGTCCCGTCCTGCGTGATGAGGCCCGACGGGTTGGTGGTCACGGGGGTATCCGGCCGCACGAAAGGCAACACCACCTGGTCCTCGCGCTTGGCGGCCAGGCGGTACGGATCGTAGTCGTCGCTGTCCTCACGGCACACCATGAGGTTGGGGTAGTTGGCGTCCGGGTTCAGCTCGGCCAGCCGGAACTTGCGCGAGCAGCGGGCGCAGATGCCGAGCCCGTAGGTGGGCTGGCCCGCGGGGTCGATGAACCGGCTCATCGCGTGTAGCACCCGATGCCGGGGTTGATGTACGTGGGCGAGCCGTCGTTGTCGCCGTCCCAGGCGCGCTGCAGCGACGTTGCCGCTCGCTGCTCCAGCACCGGCACAAGGCCCGCATCCACGCTGGGCGTCTCAGCGCCGACCCGGGCAGCCAGCCCATTGACAATCGCCTCCAGCCACCGCGGCGGCACCTCGACCTCCTGGCGCAGGTTCTCGGTGTCCATGATGTTGCGCTGGCGCCAGACGATGAGCTGCTGCGTCTCGGCCGCAGCGTTGGGCGCGGGCCATAGGTTCATCACCGGCCGCGGCAAGTCGCGCTGAAACCAGTAGGTGAGCGGACGCCCCTGGAACACCTTGTTGCTCTGCGCGACGTAGGTGTCGCGGTTGAGCACGCCCATCGGGATCTCCTGCGGCAGCGTGCCCAGGTACACCTCGGTCGCCGCCCAAGGCGCCGTGCTCGTGAAGCGGAAGAACCGCGCCGCGTTGGCGGGCACGATGTCTGACCACGTCCACTCGCCCGCGGCGGCTGTGGTGGTCTGGGTGCCGACCGTGGTCCAGGCCAGCCCGTCGGCCGAGGTCTGGAACGTCAGGTCGACCGCCGCGGCCGACCACTTCACGCCCACCGAGTTCACAGTGCCGACGCCGCCGTCCTGCGCGTTGAAGTCGACGGTGTACGCGGTGCTGGTGGTGACGGTGACGCCGGTCAGCTCCTGCATCGTGCGCAGGTTGGCGTTCAGCACCGCCACGGTGCCCGCGGCCAACGTGACAAGCGGCTGTCCTTGGTACAGCGGGTACACCTGCCGCTCGATGCACCAGCTCGGGGGCCGCGGGTTGGCCAGGTCGGCCAGCATCAGGTGCAGCGCCTCCAGCGCGTAGGTCTGCATCTCCGAGGTGATGACCTGCGCGGGCAGGCGGCAACGCCTGAAGGCGTGGTCCACCACCTTCATCGCGTTGAATGTTGTTTCGCCTACTACGCCAGAATACGCCATCTTTACCTCGTGTTCACCGGGCGGCAAGACGGCGGCTGGTTGCAGCGCGCCCGAACGGGTGAATTATAGCCTTTTTGCACCACGGCGGCAACCGCCGCTCATCACTTCTTGCGCCGCGCCTCGCTCAGCGCGATGGCGACGGCTTGCTTGGGGTTCTTGACCACGGGACCCGCCTTGCTGCCCGAGTGCAGCTCGCCGGCCTTGTACTCACCCATCACCCGGCCGACCTTGGCCGCCGCGGCGCCGCCCATGGCGTACCCGCCCTTGGCCATGCCGCAGCTGGCCGCGCCCCCACGGGCGTAGCCCTTCACGTAGGTCTTCTGCGGACCGAAGTCGAATTCTTTAACGTACTTGCAAGCCATTGCGACGCTCCTTGTGATCTCAGTTGGGGTTGACCCTGCGCTCGCGCAAGGCGTCTAGTTTCAGACTCAGGTTGTCCAGCCGCTCGATCAGCTGCTTCATGTCCTGCCGGAACTCAGCCCGCGTAATATGGTCGCGGGCCACCTCTTCCCGCGTGCGGTTGAGCAGCACGCTGAGTCGGTCAAGCTCCTTGAACTTCGAGGACATGAAGAAGGCGACGATGCCCAGCAAAACGGTGAGCAACGTGTTCCAGAGAAGAGTTGCGTCCATCACAGCGTCCAGAGTTGATTGAAAATTACAGAGCGCACAGCATCAGTCTTTCAGAGCCAGGAACTGGGGGAGGGTCAGGCAGTCATTGCTGCCCGAGGTGAGTGTGCGGCTCACATAGGTCCACACAGCTTGCGCAAGCGTATCGTAGTCTACTCCGCCAGATGCTGCAAGGTTCAACTTGTTGCCCATCGTGCCTGGATCGTTAAAGTCTGCGGCAATCGTTTCC